ACGCTTCTCAAACAATAGACATTGAAGCAAATAATGGAGTTACAACAATCCAGCACAATGCAAATATTAGATTGCAAGGAGGAGTCAATTTTGCAATGTCTACTGGGAATAGATTATATCTACGAAAAGAAGATATCTCTTCTGGATCGTCTTGGTATGAAGTTGGTAGGTTGACTTAATTACTTCTAATGCCAGCAGAAGGATCAGTCTTTGATGGGTTCACAAGTATCATCGCGCAAGACGCAGATACTCATCCATCATATTTGCCAGAGTCTGTAGTAGCAGAGTCGGTTAATAGGACATTCCGAGGCGGCATCAACCGAACCAGACCAAGCATTCGGAATATCCCGATTCTTGCTGGAGCAGACCAATCGGAGACTATCGTTAACGATATTCTTGGTGGTAACTTCCAAGGTGCGTATCCATATCGGGCGACTAACTACAGAACGAGCGATGGACTTTTGATGTCTGTATCTGGGATTATTTACTTCCTAAAGATCGTAAACAACCAAGCATACGCATACAAGGTCATCGAAGGCAACGATCCGGGCATGATGCACACATTCTTCGTGCAAGCTGAAGATAGGGCGTATATCCAAAACGGCTACCAGAATGCGATTGCGTGGGATGGAGTATTAGGAACGCTGACAGCAAGCGAAATCCAGAACAACGACTACTGCGAGATTGTTTCGCTTGGAGATGGAATTACAAATACAAACTTCACTCTGATAGGTGCGCCATCAAATACAGTCGGAGTAAAGTTTACAGCAGTTATTACAGATACTCAAAAAGGAACAGGGACAGGGACAGTTAAACTTCCTGCTTATCGTTTGAACCCATACCTCGCTAAGATGCCGATTGGAACTGTAATGGAATACGCTTTCGGGCGCGTCTTCGTCTCTGACAGGTTCAATCAAATCTACGCATCTGACATTATCTATGGTGGCGGGTTTACTGACACCAAGAATACCGAGAACTTCACAGAGATAGGGTATTGGGCAGAAGGCGGTGCGTTCTCTACTCCAGCCATGATGGGGAATATCACTGGCATGAGAGTAATGCCAGAGATTGGACTTAACTTGCGCGGCCAAGGCCAACTTGTTGTCCTAACTGGTAACGGAGCATTTGCAATGGATGTCTCTATACCAAGGGCGCAATGGAATACATCGAACATCCAACGCATCTCACTCCTTGGGCGCGGATGCACCAGTCCATACTTGGCACTGGCAAACTCTGAACTTTGGTTTAGATCACACGATGGTTGGGCATTCTACTCCAATACTCAATCGGAGTTCAATAGGTATTTCTCGCTTCGTAAACTTTCGAGGGAAGTAAACAAGTGGGTTACGAACGATACACCTTGGCTGAAGCAATTCGCCTCTACGATGTTCTTCGACAACTACCTAATCAGCACTGTATCTCCACAAACATTTCGAGCGGCAGGGGTAGAAGGATTGAATAGGTATCATAGGGGAATGGTAGTTCTTGACCTTGACCAATCATCTTCACCCGCACCAGACGCACAGCTTTCTTTTCGCTGGAATGGCATCTGGACGGGCTTTAGACCAACTCAACTACTCACAGCATTAATCCAAGGTGAGAAGCGAGGATTTGGATTCTCGTTTGATAAAGACAACAAGAACCGACTCTACGAATTCACTACTTCACAAGGCGACGATTACGGCCCGAATGGAACAAGGCAGATTGAATCATTCTTTACTACTGGTAGGTATGACTTCAACCGAAGCGGGGCGACAAACAAGTTCCTCCGCAAAAAGATTACTGGTGGAGAAATGTGGATGAGTGAGATCAAGGGAACAGTAGATAGCTATGTCGATTTCCGCGCTGACTCAAATCCATGTTGGTCGGAACTAAAAGTTCCTACGACCTTTGGATGCAACCCATGCTCACCTAAAGTAACTGAATGCATTCCACAGAAAAATGGTAATCGCTATAAACGCTACAAGTTTAATACTCCCGACCCAAGCGAGTGCAATGACTTGGCAGGTATCCCATCGGTAGAAGGAAGCGAGTTTCAAATTAAAGTTAACCTTACTGGCGCGGCCACTGTTGACCGAGTTCGACTGATGGCAAACATCAAGAACAACGACGATTCTCCAGTCGGTGATTGCCCAGAAGAAAATGAGGAATGTGAACCATTTTTGTGTTGCCAAGAAAAATATTGGGAATACAATATCGTAAATTAATTTATGGACAATCAGGATTCCAGTCCCGCACTTACATTTCCAAATGTTCCAGATGACTTCTGTCCAACTGGTAACTGGCAGAATGTGTTCCAGATATTTATTGATGAAGTTCTGGCTAACGGAACGATCAATGTTCCCGGCCTTGGAGATGTAACTCCATCGCAGATTGCTCAAATCAACGAAGACCTTGCTGACCAACAAACGCAGATAACTGCGCTTGATACGCGAGTTGATACTTTAGAAACAACTGTTGCTGCAATCCCTACTGTCAAAGTAAAATATGGAACTGTTACTGGAGTTCCAACTGGCGATTCTATTCAGACAGTATCGTTTGCTGCATTGCCTGCCGCAACTTATGGAGTTTCCATTACTCCAATTTGTAATGCTACTATTCTTGTTCAGCCCACACCATTGTTCTCTTTGGTGGCCGGAAGCAAAACAACCACAGGATTTTCGATCCGCATTGAAAATAACATTGCTGAGATCACAAGTGTTGACTGGATGGCGGTTCACACTTCGTAATAAACCAAGCCATAGAAAACCAAACATATGACACCACTAAAAGGAACAGACCCAAAGCTCGTCTCTGGCGGCTCACCAACTCGCGGAATGATCCGTGAAGGTATGGGCAATATGCCTAACCTTGGAAAAAAGAAGCCAAGCGTCTACACGACTGCTGGCACTCCCAAGCAGGGCTACCAAAAGTAATTATCGGTAACGATAAAAATGATATTCGTAGGCGATAGTTATTGCACTTCCACTCTGGATCGCAAGCGGAAACGCGGCGATACCAGAGAGGATGGCTATCGTTTTAGTAAATTTTTCAAAAAGAAAACCAAATCTGGTGAAGTTAAAACTTACGAGAAATGGTTATCTCCCACTGCTTGGAAAAAAGAAATAGATAATTTAAGTATTCGCTCTCGTGAGTATAGGTTGAAAAATAAAAACAACCCAGAATATAGGGCGAGAAAAAAAGCCACAGATGCCAAGGCAAGAAATAAAGAAGCGGCAAAAATTAAACAAGCTGAATACTTTAAAAACTACTATCAGAATCCAGAAAAAATAGAGAATAGACGAAAATATAAACGCAACTATCTTGATAGAAAGAAAAACTATCTAAATAGATTAAAGCATAATATTGGAACTCTGATAAGAATATCTATTAAAACAAAAGGTTTTAGCAAGGATACAAAAACAGAAGAGATACTTGGGTGTTCTTGGAGTTTTTTCAAATCATACATTGAAGCCAGATTTCAAGAAGGACAAGGTTGGCACAATAGAGAATCTTGGGATATTGACCACATCAAACCTATCAAGTTAGCAAAAACAAAAAAAGAAGTAATGGCATTAAATCATTATTCAAATCTTCGTCCTCTTTGGAGGAAAGAGAATAGAGCAAAATGGTATAATCCACTTGAGGAACAATTAAACTTAATCTAAATATGGCTGACACATTAGAAGAAATGGTTGAGTTGATTAAGGGGTTTTGTGGTGATTCTGGAACCTGTTCGTATGAGCGCGGAGTTAAGGCTGTTAATCAAGCTCGCAGATTGTTGTGGAACAAAAGGGCGTGGAGTAGCCAAGAAGAGTATGTCCAGATTTGCTGCGTGAACGATTGCTTCACGCTTCCAGCAAGATACGAGCAAATCAAACTCGCATGGATTGGCAATGACTCTGCCAGTTTAAATGATGAGTGGTTCAATGCGACCAATGCGTTTGCTCTCCACGCCGACCACTCATGCCATAGAGGAATTACTGAAGTAGGAGGACTCCATGTTCTCTTCCGAGATTACACTACCCATCCATACCAAATCGGCGTGATGGCAGAGGAAGCTGAAGACATCGGCGTAGAGTTGATGTTTGAAGCGCAAGACCAGTATGACACCTATCATAAGGTCAAGGTCACTACTGCTAATCCTCCAACGCTGGCGAAGTCCGATCTTCTTGTAAAGGGTATTCGGTCAGTAACCAAGCCAGTAACTAAAGGCAGGATTCGGGTATACGCCTACGACACGGCATTAGAAGCAAAGACGCTGATTGCCATCTACCAACCTAACGATGCTCATCCTACATTCCGCAGGTTCAAAGCACCGAGGACTTGCGAGTGCATTACACTCTACGCATCGAAGAAATACTTCGACCTAACCGATCCAAAAGAACTGGTAGAGTTTATCCCAGATGCAATGATCTATGCGGTTCTTGCATTGAACTCGCGTGAGAATCGTAAGGCGCAAGAGTTCTTGTCTAACTTGGCATTGGCCGTGCAGGAACAAGAGAAGGAAATGGAAGGCTTAGAAATCCCTACTTGCGCTCCACTTAGGATAGCAAACTATAGTCGGGCAGACAACCTAATCGGTTCTGATCTATTGTCACCATCACCGAACGATTATTTCCTATATCGATGACACTGACAATTCCAGATAAGATTGATGCGAGAAACGTAGTTGGATATGGTGATCCAGACTACGAACTCAACTTGATGGATTTGGAGATTCTAAAACTACCTCCACGGGAATGTCCGTTGATTCATAGGTTCACTCCGGGTATGTATATTCGGGAAATCTATATGCCGAAGGATACGATTCTTACAAGTTTACTCCATTTGACTACACATCCATTCTTCGTGATGAAAGGCGATGTGACTGTCTGGTATCATGGCATCCCTGCCCACCGCTATAAAACGGGCTACAGCGGCATTACAGAAGCAGGAACGAGGCGTATGCTTGCTACTCACAAAGATACAATCTGGACTACCTGCCATGTCACAGACTTAACTGATCCAGACGAAATTATTGACAGCATCACTTCAAGAGACTTTAATCCCCACATCGCCAAGGAAGACCCAAGGGTGCAGAAGTGGCGGCACAACCGAACCAACTTAATCAAATGAGATTCCTTCAGCATCCAGAAGATTTACTTTTAAACAAACATCCAATGATGTTTCACTCCAGCGGATTCGCTATTGCTGCTGGTGTAGTTGCGGTTGGTGCGGCGGCAGGGTCGGCGGCTATCTCTATGTCGGCGGCAGATCGAGCAAAGAAAGGTCAAGCGGCAGCATCTAAAAAATTCCAGCAACAACAAAGAAAAGCTACGAAAGGTTTTCTTAAAGGACAAGAACAAGTCCAAGGAATGATTAACGAAGTCAAAGCTCCAGAGTATAATCTTGGAGCAATGCTTGGTGATGCTGGTCAAATTTCAAACTACTATCAACAGCAACTTGAACAATTCCAACCCGGAGCAGCGCAGCAACGTGGACAAGCACAAGCTCAAATCGGGCAAGCGATGGATGTTATCTCGCAATATCTTAAAGGCGAAGTGCCACAAGATGTCAAAGACCAGATAATGCGCAATGTCGCCGAGAGTGCAGGAGCAGGGTTCAACCCAGCAACGGCAGGGCAAGCTGGTGGATTTCAAGCCGCACAAGGGCAGATGGCGCGTAATCTTGGACTGACCTCACTTGATATTCAAGGACGAGGATTGGCAGCAATGCCATCAGTTCAAAACACAGCAATGAACTGGCAGCAATTGGCAAGGGCATTCACAGCAGACCCATTGGATGTAGGTAGAGTTCAACTTGGTTATCAAACTGCTCAAGCAGAAGTTGGATTGCAAAAAGCCAAGATGACGGGTGATATGTTCACCAACATCTACAATGCACAATCTGGATTGGCTTCTCAAATTTACGGAGCAAACAAAGAAAACATCGCTGCAAGCTACGCCGCACAGCAAGCAGTCGGCCAAGGTGTCTCTGATATTGGTAAGGCTACCTCTGGTGCGTTGTCTGGATATAGCAATGTTCTTGCTGGATTCTCTTATGGTGGACAATCGGGAAATCCATACGGAACAGGACTTGGAGCAACGCCACTTTACAATACTCCACGATCATCAAGCGGAACATATTATGGTGGTAGTCCCGCTACAGGCTCAATGAGCGACAGGCCAGTTGCACTTCCAACATAACATTTTATTACTATGTCTATCGCAGAACTCATAATGACAGGAACGGAGCGAGCATCCAAATCAACGGATTGGGTGGCAGATTCCTTGGCTAAAATTGGAGACAATGTTAGCAAAGTTCTTCGTGAACGCGAACAAAACAAACAAGCTCAAGAGATGCTTCCTATGCTTCAACAGGGTATGCAGGAGTCGATGAAACTTGCTCAAAAAGGAGATACTGCTGCTGCTTATTCAAACATGATTGGTATTTTAGCATCTAATCCTAATTTGATGAATAATCCACGGGCACTTCCAATCTTTGATTTGACGCTTAAAGGAATTAATGAATCTGCTGAACGTTACAAACAGACCCAAGATTACAATCAAAGACAGGCATACTACGATAAGGTTACTGCAAACAAAACTGGCGGTAATGATGATAGACAGATTTATACTCCAGAGGAACGGGCTAAAATGACATTGTTGGGTGAACAACCTATTACGATTGGACTTGATGATCAAAATGTTATTTCTAATACCACGGCAGTATCTCAATCTACATCTCAACAACAAACTGGGATGCCAGCAACGCGAGGCAGTTCTCCGCAGGTTGTAGAAGCTCCACTTCCAGAAGAAGCTCCACTACAAGATGGTGAACCTGTTGAGATGACATATAAAGGGCCGCAAATAAAAGCAGTAGAAAATATTGCTGCGTCTGTTCAATCACCGCAATACAAGAAAGCTCTTTTAAATTCTATCAAGAATCCAGCACCTCCAGAACAAGTTGCTTCATTTAAACAATTTTCAAATCAATACAATTCACTTCCAGAAGATGGTAAGATGGCAGTGGTGCAAGACTTGTCCATTGTTTTTGATTCAGATAAAAACTTTGAAAAAACTAAGCCGCAATTAGGAAAGAATTTTTATCCTCTTAAACCTGAGCAAAGTGCTATAATTGGAAATAATATTACTGGAATAGTTCTTGAGCCTACAACTGAAGCAAAGTCAATGACGGCAGGCGCAAAATCCGACTCAGTTACTTTTGGAACAAACAAAAGTGATATTGATGCTTATCAAACTTTATTCACTTCAGCCGCAACTGAATTGAGCCAAGGAAAACTTGGGAAGTTCTTGAAACAAAATGGTGGTGTATTCAATACAACATATACAGAAACAGGAGTAAGAGAAGTTCCCGATGAAGAAACTGGAGGAACAAAAAAAGTTCCTAAAAGTGTTATCTTGTATCAAAAGAATCTTGATCCAAACAACGAGAAAACTCCAGTAATAGAACTTACGGAAGGTCAAGTTGCTGCATTTAAAACAATTCAAAACTCTCCAAGTAGGCTACAACAATTGAGGGCAGGCAATAGTAATTCCGCATTTGTTCGCATTGCACCATCTGGCCCGACTAAAGAAGGAACTAAAATGATCCCTTCACCAAATACTTCATTTAAATCTGTAGCAGAAGCAGAGGCTTCTGGCTTGCCAAGCGGAACAATTGTTACTATAAATGGCCGTAAAGCAAGGATCGACTAATGGCTATCACATTCTTAGATGAAGAACCAACGGGAAGAAAGATCACATTTCTTGATGAAGAGACACAAAAACCAGTAGGCACTTCTATTGGTCAAGAAATATCTCAGCTTCCAGCAGCACTCAAGCAATCGTTTGGTCAACCGCTTGAAGCTATGGGTGAGACGGCACAAGTTGCTGGATTTCCCGCAGTAGCCACAGCATTGAAGGGTGCAATTCAAGAACCAGAAGGTTATGTTTCTGCTGGTCAAAGATTCATGGAGCCACAAGAAGGTGAGTTTCAAGTTGCTGGTTTCGCTCCTCAGTATGCACCGAGAGCGGTTGCAGAACAGACTGGTCAGATTCTTTATAGTATTGGATCACGAATTGTTGGAAAATTTATTGGTAGAGGACTTGGAGGTTTGATTGGCCCAACCGGAGGCGCAATAGGTGGCGCGGCAGGTGAATTAGTAGGCCCAGCAGCATTTGCAGCAGCGCAAGTTGTAGGCCCAGTTGCATTGGAACGAGCCAAGAATAATGGCTACACGGAACCGACTGATGAGGATATGGCTTATGCTATATCAACCGCCGCTGTATCTGGCGCATTAGATTCTTTTGCTACAAGATTCCTTCCGGGCGGCAAAGAAGCTGTAGGCCCATTCTTTAAACGCCTTGGAGCTTCATTCCTTGGGCAGAGTGTTCCAGAAGGCTTGCAATCTTTTGCTGAACAAATTGGTGGGACTATAGAAACTAAAAAGGGAATACAGGTTAATCCGAAGCAAGCAGTAGGTGAAGCATTGATTGGTGGTGGAGCAGGCGCGGCGGCTACTGTTATCGCCGCACCATTCACACCAGAACAAATCGAAGAACAGAAGATTACTGAGAGCGCAAACAAAGAAGCTGAGAACCTTGTTATCGGTAACGATAATCCTCAAGGTAAAGCAGTGCTGGCAAACAAGCAGAAACTTGAGCAAGAAATTGCTGATGCAAAGCAAGTGCTGTCGGCCATCGAATCAACTGATCCCGTTGCACAGAAGCTCAAGTTAGAACTTAAAGAGAAAGAAGCTATCCTTGCCGCCGCACAAGGACAAGTTGATAGCATAGTAGATTCTAACGAGCCAGTAACCGAAGCAGAGAAGCAACAGATTGAGTTGGCAAAAGCAATTACTGCACCGAAGCCATTACCAACTGATGTATTGCCTACAGAAACCCCCGGCGCAACATACGGAAGAGAAGAACAAGTCTATGATGTCTTTGGAGGAATAACACGCAAGCCTGTATCTATACCCAAGCCTGCTGAATTGCCTGCCGCGCCTACGATTGAAGAACAGACCGCAGAAAAAACTTATGGTGGCGAGACTGGAGTATTCGATGTATTTGCTGGAGCGAGAAGGAAGCCAGTAGAAGTTACCCCAACTATTAAGGAATCCTTACCAGTTGCCCAAGAAGCTCCCGCTATCACGCCTGCCCC